CTTTGGATCACTGCGTTCCTTAGTTCGTTCTTGTTAAGGTCCAGATAAGACTCAAGGTCTATCGGGACTAGAAACTTTTTAGCCATTTTTCCTCCTAAACAATAATAGCTTTACCGGCAAATGGATTATCAAATGAAACAACTATCTGATTGATAGTTGGATACGATATATCCCCGATAACGTGCGTGCCCGCAGAATCTGTTACATCTACAGATGGATATCGCCCTTGATTATGATTAATCGTCCATGTTGCGCTAGATGTTGCTTGATCATGAACAACTGTTGAGTTAGTGGCTGGTCCCGCTTCCAATTGGAAGTTAAACACAGCGACCTCTGATGTGCCGGAGTTAGTAACAGAACTCCCAGCACCATTAGCAACAGTAGTCACCGTTCCCACCGAAATGGTTGCAGCATCACCTTGCGCTCCCTGAGGGCCGGTATCAATTGCAGTTAAAACTTCTTTGGGGGAATCTGATTCAAGATTCTTAGCCCCCTCTTCAACTACAAGAGTTTCCCGTATCTCAGAGATAGTAATCGTTTTGTTATCCTCAACCACAACAAGCGTTTCAGCAGGGTCCTCAATGGTAATCATTCGGTCATCCGCAATCACAGAAAGCGTATCTACCGTTTCATTAACCGTTAAGGTCGTTGTTGACATTATTTAGTGACCTCTGGCGTTACAGTTACGTTGCCTTGCAGCAATCTAGTAACTACTCCATCAGAAGCGATAATCTCCAAATCATAAACCCCCGAGTTGGGAGCGGCAAGAGCAGCGGTCGCAGATGTAGAGATAGTGACAGTAATCACACCATTAGATGCAAGCGTAATATCACCACCACCACTCGTCAAGTTAACCAAAGTACTACTTGCATCGAAACTTGTTCGAACCTGCATACGAGCAGTGTGAGTACTTAAGTCAACAGCGTTCCCGCCAGACTTGTATGTAAATGTTTTAGAAAATGTTTCACCCTGATTAATTGTCAGGTTATAGCTAAAGGACATAACTTGATTATACCATTCTGACGTTTATTTACCAAAAGATTAATCCAAGCTGATTTGTAAATCATTTGCTTGGATTGTAAAAGTATCTCCTGACGTAACTGAAGCAGAGGAGGACAGTGCACCGTGAAATAAAAGGTTCCCTCCGGTTGATGCGTCATAGACGCCAATATGCGTTACCGTGGCGGTAGGCATACTAGAGAACGACACACTCGAGCTATTAGAGATAGACCCAGCAGAGGCCGCACCAAAGGAGATGCTTTGCCTCGTTGTTCCTGAGACTTCTGAGCCACTATCTGTATCGGTAGGGTTGCTTGTGAACAGAGCCAAGTAAACAGTACCTGGTTTTGTATAAGTAACATTCTTCAACACATGATCAAGAAGCTTATTCTCTAAATAATTCGATATTCCAGACATAATTACTCTCCATAGAATTCTTTAACCGCTTCAGTGGCAGCTTCTTCAAACTGCTCCGTCGAAAGCAACCTCTCAGCGAGATCACCAGCAACTAACTGATATGGGTGTGTTCGTGTGAACTTCACATTCCCCACGGCATAACCGGCACCATGACGCATGAATAACATAACGTCACCACTAACAACCTCTGCTTTTTTAGCAGCAGGTTCCTTTTTGGCAGGAGCTTTCTTAGCAGCAGGCTTTTTCTTAGCCGCCACCTTGGGCTTTGGTGTTTCACCCTCTATTTCGGGATTATTAATATCTTCTGTTTTAACTACTTTTTTGTCAGCCATAGAGACAATGATACCATAATATTAAACTAATAGCAACATAGAAAACCCCCCAGCAGAATCAACCTACCAGGGGGTTTCTATAATACTATAGATAATCTACAGTTAATTAAGCAGCGCGAATGCCTACGTTCTTAGCGATTACGTAAGAGTCGGCATTTTCGATGTTAGCAGCCACACGAGTGTATTGAGTAAACTCGATGGTGTCCTTTTTCGGTTGGAATTCACGATAAAGCGTGATTTCACGTTGAATACCCACAACATGGTTGTTGGGAAAGGTTAAGGCGATGTAGCCGTGGCTACCTGAAGCACCGGAGTGATCACCAGTTACTGCCTCTGGGAACAGAGGAACCTCAATCAGCGGAATGCCGAATGGAGCCAATCCGGTTGAACCGGGACCACCATTTGCACCTGCACCACCGGTCATCAAACGATCACCAATAGTAGAACCGGGAGCCGGAGCGCCAGCGGTTGCAGCAGTAGCTGAGTTAGGGTTTTGCAAGGACCAAATGGTATCTTGCACAATCCCAGGTCCAGCGAAGAAACGGAGTTCGTTTCGACGTTGGAGGTATTTGTTCGGAAGATTCCGAAGGATACGGTCGAAGACCGAGCGGCTGACATTATCGCCAGCTTCGTCAACAACGGTACCGTTTGCTTTACCCAACTTAACAAAACCATCAAGGGCTTTGAGAAGGGTATTGCTGTCGGTGGTATCACCATTGATTAGCAAATCGTCAAGATCATTGGACGTTTGACGGGCCATGATTTGAGCGAGATGATCTTCAAGAGAGTCACCTTCAATGTTATCCTCGAGGGATTCAGTGCTTACTTCCCAGTCAAGACGTAGCTTGACAGTGGACAGTGCAACTTTCGAGAAAGTTACAGCTGCGTTTGCACCTGAGTCGGTCGCTTCGGTTGCCTTAGCGAGTAGACGAGTCCCTACTGATACTTTGTCGATCTCCATCGAGTCACTGCGCATGCGCACGACCCGTGATTGCTGCATAAGTACAGACTGATCAACAACGAAATCGAGGAAACGGTTAGCTTGGGCTGGTTTAAGAATACCACCCGAGTCGTTACCTACCACAGAGGTAGTAACTTCGTTTGCTTTTTGAAGCAATTCTTCATTTGCCATTTTAATTCCTCCTATGACTTGTATCCAAGAGACTTAATTAGGCTCTGAGGAAGGAAGAGGTTGCCCCAAATGGAGGTCTCCTCTTCGGCAGCTTTTTCAACTACCTCTTCTTCAGCGTCTACTTCGCTCTCGTCTACACTTTTTTTAATAGCACCGGCGTTTTCGACAGTTTCAACACGAGTGTCAACCCCATCCATACGTTCGGTAACAGACTTTGCAGTCTCTTCGATCTTTTCTTCAAGATCTGTTTGGCTCTTAGATACTGTTTCGATTGCAGCAGCAAGCTTTTCTTCAATAAGAGTCTCAACATTTTCTTTTGAGGTCTCAGCAAAGCTAGCTAGCTTCTCATCCATAACAACACCTAAAGCCGAAGTTAATTCATCGATATTCATATCGTCTCCTTCATCAATATCGTCTACTTTAAGCTCAAACTTACTTTGTGCCTCAGCGGACTTCTCCACGTCTACATCAACAACCATACTTGCACTAATTAGATCTTCGTCAGAAACATCATTTAGCCAAGTAAGAAATCTTTGTAGAAGTGAGATCTTTTCATTTTCATTAGATTCTTGTTCTTTAGATACAACGTCATCTACCACAACATCCTCAGATGCAGTGGTTTCAACAACGGTATCTTCTTTTACGTTGTCCATACCTTGGATAGTAGCAGAAATATCTTTATTTTGCAACTCTTCCGTAATATTAGACTCCATTTCGCTTGAATCTTCTGTTTTACACTGACATTCGCCTGAAGTATCTTCAGATTTAGCGTCAGTAATACATACCGTAGTATCGCCAATCTCATAGCACTCACCGTCAACAATATCAAGGGCGTACTCTAAAGCACCACCTTCAGCCTTAACCAACGTAATGTTGGCTGCAGGGTTGGCGGGGTTGTCTACCAGACTAAGTTCACCGAGTTCATACTTAGTAATAACACTCACCGGTTGGCCACGGAACGATTTCGTTTCATCTTCGACTCGTTCCAAAACACGACCACCAATAGAGAATGCGCTCAAGGTTCCGTCAAGAACCTTTTCCCAAGTATCTTCAGCGCCCTTAGAGATATAAGCAGAAACTTCAATTCCCTTGAAGTTCTGACCATCATGATTGATGTCTACGGAGCGATGCCCAACAGCCTTGCCTACAGCAAGTGGCTGGTGCATCTCGCGAATGTTGCCCTGCCAATTCTTGAAAGCCTCAACGGATGCATCGAAACCGACGACATCACCAGACTTATCAACATTGTCAGAAGTAGCAACACCCACAACAATACGTTCCTCTTTCTTAATTAAAGAAACAGGAAACATTAATTGCAAATTTTCATCATGCATTTTGTTGCCTCCTTATAAAACCACTATTAATCATACCATAAAAATGGCTAAATTACAATTAACCGACTACATAGACGGCTAAAGTAACAGATGCAGTGGTAATTTCAAACTTAGTATAGTCACCGGGGACGCAAACATAGGCGGTTCCACCTGCTGGGATCAATACCGACCGGTTACCATTAAACGTCACAGATGCATCAGTAGATGCATGAGTGTTGTATAGGTAGATAGCGTCGGTATGATGACCAAGTGAAACCTCTCCATCAGTGCTTGAGACACCAGTGTTAGAATATACTATTGTACTAGTTGCATACATATTGTCCTCCTAATCTCTTTCGCGAACTTGACCAGAGTCTTGACCGGAACCCCGCTCACCACTCTCGCCTTCGTTCGCTGAGTCGTCTCCACGAGGGGGAGTGTCAGCATTGCTGTTCCCCTCAGGAGCGCCCACGGGTTTTTGGGGTTCTTTCTCTTCCATATCTTCGCCTGTGAACGGGTTTTTCCCCGTCTGCATCTCAATTTCCATCTCTTTGAGAACACTTGGATAAGGAAGAACATCGTCCCCATCTTCTCTGTCCGGTAGACCAAGATAGTCTCGCACCTCATTGGGCGAGATGACTGCCGTGCGTAGATACCTTTCACGTATCTTCGATTGCACATCTTCATCTACCAGATCGATTCGTTCAAATTCAAAACTCACAAGGTCGGTGAATTCTTTAACAATCTGACCAATCTTCTTCTCAATAATTTTCTGGTCAGGCCCGACAACCTGTACTTTAAAGGTCTTGTCTGCATCACGAGATACGGCAAGGTTTGCGTTATCGTAAACCCCCACCTTCGGAGCAGGAACCCTATTCGCAACCAAAATCTCATCACGATTAGATTTTCTATACTTATCAAAAGAAGCGTCCTGGACAGTGTTCTCTAGCTTTTCAAACTTGAGGTCAACATCGCTACCAAGAGAGGCGGGTAGGGGAATAATTAAAGTCCCGTGATTCCGCCCCTTTACTTCTGTTCTAAAGTAATTGACGAGCTCTTGCTTAGACTTGTTGCTAAGCTTAGCTCCTTTGAGAATAATAGCGTATCGAGGGATAGCTTTATTTTCAAAGTAATCAATATTATAGTTCTTTGCGTACTTGTCTCCAAGGATAGCGCCGATAGCTGTTACAGCCGAGGGCACTCCGTAGTAGTTGTTTGTTGGAGAGTACGACTTAAAATGAATGATCTCGTTTGGCCTAGAGTCGCCATTGATGGGGTCTGAGGTCTCTACGTCCTGGAAGTTCCTAAAGAATACCGACTGAAGCTTTCCATGACGAGCGATCTGGACATATCCGTCACGCCCCCTGCGTACTCGCAGGTTGATTGCTGGGATATGTCCGATGTATCCAATCTTTCCAGAGTTTGTTCGGCCTATCTCTAAATAAGCATTACCTATCGCCAGGTAATCAGTCCAGAGCTTTATCATCGTCTCGACGAATGTGTCTTCATCGTTTGAGTCGTCAAATAAATTAATTAATTTCTTTCGTTCCCGAACAAGGTCTTGACGAACTCTTGCTTTCTTTTCAGGAGAGTCTGCCCGCTCAATGCGCCGCTTTGTCTTTTCTGAGTCCTTAAACCTGTACCCAAGGGCAACAGTATTAGCGACTCTAGCATTAATAGCTGCGTAGTGCGTAGTGTTTGTTTCATACAAGTCAGCGAGTATTGCCAAATCGTGAGGCGGCTCTACAACATCGTATAGGGCGTATCCGTCAATCGATTCAGGATTAACAAACTTAGAAGAAGAAGAATCTAAACCAGAGTTTGCTTTCTTCGCCAAGCTTTGCATCTTGCGCTTCATCTTTGCAGACTGACGGGATGGGTTTAGTTTTCTAAACGAATCCGTCACAACCTTCTCTGAGTGGACAGGGATGTACGTTACGTCATCTACCTCAACACTAGACTCAGCATCTTCAATGAAAGAAGTTTTATTCATATCCATTAAACGCCCTTTATCCTTTCATTAGATAGAGCAATAATCGCATCCTCAAGAGGGTCGGGGGTTAAGCCATTATTGAGGCGCTCCACCTGGTCTTCTCTTTCGGATGCAGAAACTTTACGAGCGCCATCAATCCACATGGCATAGCCTTCATCGCTTTGCGTCCAGTACTTTGCCGCTTCGCGAACAAAGCCTTCAACTTTCGGATCATTAATCATACCCTCAGCGCACAAGTAGGCACCATCAGCGTCCGCAATAATTCCACCGTCAGGCATTTTCCACACACAGACGCCAAAGGCGGCTTGTGGTACATATAGTCTTTTGCCCTTCTTTATAAATTGATCGCTCATATGTTATGATGATACCACAATTTAGACAAAAAACCAATAGAAAATGCTAATTTATTCCGAAATAGCATCAAAATCGTCACCAACGAGCATAAAAATATCCAATCTCCCAGTGGGGGATGGCATACTCAGAGAAAGCGGAGGACTTATGTCTCCGCTCATCTCTATTTCTTCTTGCACTCCGTTGGAGTTTTCGTATAAATATGTTATCCAATAGTCATTATTCATAAATTATAGAGCGCAAGTCGCGCAGTCGGGATCATCAATCCGACACACTTCGACTTCAGCATCGTCATCAAGATTCAGCGTTAACTGATCGGAGTCGATACTGTTCAGAACTTGCTCTGAACGGGAGTTGTCTCGATAGACAGTAACTCCCTTGCACCCAAGATCGTAAGCAAGACGATATAAACGATCCGTGTCTGCTTTGGTAAAGCCAGAAGGACAGTTCGTTGTTTTGCTAATAGCAGAGTCAACCCATCGTTGAATTGCAGCCTGCACCGCGACGTGCTCCTCTGGGAGGAGCTCCATAGCCGTCACACAGTATTTAGGAAGATCGTTCACGTTAAGCCCCATGTCTTCAAGAACGGGGGCGGTCTCGATCTCTGTTCCCAAACGAGATGTGCGAGTATAACTCCAGCTGAAGTAAGGCTCGATACCCGTTGAGGTTCCTTTCATTGTTCCAGTAGTTCCGGTAGGGGCCACTGTTAGAAGGCAAACGTTGCGAATTCCATGTTCGGAAATCTGTTCACGAATATCTTCTGGCATGCCTTTCATAAAGCCAGAACGCAAAAACTGCTCGCTCTGGAACTCAGGGAACGATCCCTTAGTTTTAGCCAAATCAATGGATGACTGGTAGGCAGCAGCAGATAGCGTTTTAAACAACTCGGAAACAAAGATAAGACTATCTGCAGATCCGTAACGAAGCTTCATTCGAACTAGAAGCTCACCAAGCCCCATGACACCCAAACCAATACGACGGTTTCCCTCATGGTTCTTCTTTATTTCTTCAAAATGATATTCATTAGCGCTTACAACATTGTCGAGCATACGAACGGCGCTTTTCACAACAGACCGAAAGTTATTCCACTCAAACTCACCAGACTCATCCACAAAAGTAGACAGGTCAAGAGCGCCAAGCGTACAAACACCATAAGCTTCTAAAGGCTGCTCTCCGCATGGATTTGTAGCAACAAGCGGAGCAAAATACCATGAGTTGCTCATTTTGTTTGACCGTTCCAAAAAGTGAAGCCCAGGCTCAGCAGATGCCCACGCAGAATCGACAATGGAATCCCAAATCTCTTTGGCCTTAACAGTCTTGTATACGATAACCTTTTTACCCAAGACATCGCGCCAATAATGCATATTGCCATCCCAAACTTCGTCATACTCAAAGTCTTTGGTGTCTGGGAATATTAAATCCCAATCATCGTCTGCCTTAAGCGCAGCCATGAAAGCATCCGATACGCATACCGACATGTTTGAGTTTTCAAACTCACCGGCAACATGCTTTGCGGATATAAACTCTTCCACATCAGGATGCCAGTCATTTATCATTAGCATCGTTGCGCCACGACGAGAGCCGCCTTGTTCTATGAGCCCCGTAGAAAGATTAAACATCTTTCCCCAAGAGACAGAACCGCTAGAAATACCATTGACCCCAATAACAGGAGCATAGCGAGGACGGAGAGAAGAGAGATTGACACCAACCCCACCGCCTCTTGAATGAGTTTCTGCCATTTCCTTAACACGATCAAAGATACCTCCTCTGGAATCTTCTGGAGGGGGGAGGACGAAACAATTTTGGAGGGTCAAGCCTTTTACGCCCGCTCCGGCAAGTATACGCCCGCCTGGAATAAAGTGATCAAAAAGAATATCTTTAAAATCTTTTTCTACTTGGTCGATTTCTTCCGAAGACTCGCAACGAGACAGCGCCTTTGCAACGCGGGCTTTGACTTCCTCAATAGATGTTTCTAGTGGCCTAGAGACGAGATCGGAATCAACATCATGAATCTCTCCATAATAAGTTCGAACAGAAATAGTTCTTCCATCGTCAGAAACATTCAGTACACGAGAGATTTCTTTAACCGGCCATTTAGGGTCCAACGCAATAATAGACAAGACCAAATCGCCAACCTCGACATCTCCCTTTTTGGCTTTCAGGGTATATCTATCCAAAAAAATCTTATAACCTTGATAACCACTCTTTCTAAAAAACGATGGGATTTTAATACCCCCATCGCCTACCATAGCCTCACTAGAAGCGCTTTCTACATTATCTACGACAGCCACATTTTCCTCCTTAGGACAAAATATTGCAACAAGAATTAATCAAAATCCTTACTGGGTGCAGGTCTATAATCATACCACGTTGGACGTTCAAACCCAATAGATTTTTACAATGAATTTAAGATAATTCCAACAAATCTAGAATACGACGAGCAATGCTGTCCCAAGACTGCATCGAGTGAAGAATACGAGCACTACGAATTGCTTGTGCTTTGTGTTTTGGAAAATTCTTAACAGCGTCGGTCATTAATTCTCTGAGATGCTGTGTATCTGGAGCGGCGACCTGAGGATGTCCGACACTAGTGAATTCGATATCTCCATAGTACTCCTCCTCAGCAACAAACTTAGCATCGAGCGGCATAGATAATCCAGAATACTCTGTGCATCCAGTCAAGTCAGTGCATATAGTCGGCATACCAGTAGCGATAGCCTGAAAGGGAGATAAACCAAACCCCTCGCCTGATGTTGGATAGACAAAGCAATGACAATTGGAGTACAGGGCAACCAAAGAGTCTTCATCTAGGAATCTAGTTATAATAGTTATCTGAGGGTGGTTGTTTGTTGCATCAAAATCATCCAACACTAAAGATATAGCACTCGATGCTTTTAGTATGAGATGAAAACCATCGTCTCCGTCATACAGGTCAAGAAAGGCATCAACAACTAGCTGGACATTCTTTCTCGTCAAGTCGCCACCTAGATGGAGGAAGTAGAACTTATCAGCAATCTCTCTTTCCTCAATTCTCCACTCAGGAGAAATACCGTGAGGGACAACTTCAATAGCAGACTCTACTCCATTATTTTCAAAGACCTCTTTACACCACTGTGATGTAGTCCATACTTGGTCGCATTTGTCTATCCTCTCAACCCAAGCAGCAGGAAGAGAAGTAGACTCCCAAGGTGTGTATCCAACATTCTGTTTCCCTGTGTATTGATAGTAATAAGGAGAGCAATAGTTTACATGCCAAGGAGCACCTTCTGCACTCCAAAGCACATTTTGCCCCTCGTTCTTTAATGCCTCAAATAACTTTAGAGACACTTCAGTGTACCCAGGGCTTCTCCATGTATCTCCACCCAAGTCCATAGCTTGCGGGGTAAACCACGATATGTCTTTTTTTAAACCCATGTAATAACCTCGACTCCCATCTCGCTAAGCATTATAGCATCATCTTCTGGCATCCAGTGCTGGATTGGTCTCCGACACCATTGGCAGCGAGTGATTCCTAGATACTCATCGTCTATCTTGATTACTGAGATGTAACTTTCATCAATCACCGGTGTTGGTGGACAATCAGAACATTCCGCAACTGCTATATATTTCAATTCCGCTCCTCTACTAGTATACTAGCAAGCTGGCAAGCCAGTGCCCCAAAGGCTGAAGAAGTTAAAGTTAATATATTTAACTTCCAAAGCAGGCAGGTTTTGTTGGTGTGCTTGGCATGCTAGCTAGATAGAGCGGAATCTTATTCAAGGATTTTTAATAAACCAACCTCTCCAGAAGGAATTGTAATATTATTAACACTTCCGTAACATTAGGAATCCGCTCAGTACCGATGGTTCCTTCCATTCTGTGGTATACTTTAGTCATGGAAAAAATATTCATCGGCATGGTAGCGAACATGTTTTGGAGTCTCGCAGTAGCCTCCATTGTTTGGTTTGCTTTAAAAATAAATGGAAATGTGGTAAACTACTATAGTGTTGCAATGTTAATCACTGCAGCATATATGATGGCTGCGCCTTTAATTGCGGCGGTCAAAAGGGAGTAGATTGCTTTGAAAATAACACCTGCTACGGGAGAAGAGATATCAGAGATTGACGGACTGTCTTTGACAGTTAAGATACTACCGGATGGAGACGGGGGCGTTCTTCCCGTATTCTTTATCTCATCCCCCTCAGATGAATACCCTGTTTCTATTGATGGACTCAACTGCTTAATTAGCGGCCTAGAGCTAGCTATTGGTGGGGTTGATTCAATGATTAGTTCATTGTTGAAATCACTAAAAGAGAGTGCACTCAAAGAAATGAAGTCTATGTTCTCACCAGACGGACCTGTCGAGATAGAAAGTATCTTGAATTTTATATCAAAATTGGAAAAAGACGATGAGGATACCGAATAACATAAATACCGGTAGAATCTTTGGTAGAGTTATCGAAGGGTTTCCTTACCCAGATAAAGAATGCGCCCTATGCAGTAAACCACTGCAACTAGTTAACGCTATTCACTCAGACCAAGACATGCACCACTACAAGGCTATTTATGTATGTGGATTCGATAACTGCCCAGCCTTCGACTACGAAGGCCGGAAGGCTTATGTAAAACTATACTATTCATCAGAAGAAGCGAACATTGTTTTTGAAGACGTGCTACTCCCCATCTACGGGAGACGCGAGAAAACAAATGACGAATGAACAAGACGACGAATTTTACCCAGCCCATTTAATGGGTGAGCAACCTGATATAGAATTATTTTTGGGTTTTGAATGGAAGATAGATATACTGTATAGAGACCCCTTAAAGAAGGACGACAACGATTCGTCAGAGGGGGATGGGGAGTCTCAGACATTCTCCTAACGGAGATTTACAATGGATGTGATGAACATATTTGGGCTATTGGCTGTTGTGGTAGCGAATGCTGCTGCAATATTAATAACACACATGAAACAAAAGAAAGAAAGAGGCAGGACGCTAGGGATTGCAAACGGAAGAGGAGATCTCTTCCAGCAGGTAGGAAGACTTCAGGATGACATGGTAAACATTCGAGAAGACCTGGCTGAACTAAAGGGCATCATGAAGGTGTACCTGGCGGAAACAGGAATAAAACTTTAAAGTTTATTTATTTACCAAAAGTTGCTTTTACACAAGAGGCATGGTACAATTACTTATAGGAAGTCCTCAGGAAACTGCTGTAGCTACTGGCTCAGCGGTGCACCTAGAGGGCTTTCTGCTGTTTGCACTGCAAT